AGACTACTCCAAAGATTATTATCTCTATATCTGTGAGATGAATCAAATAGTGTAAGTGGAGTAGACATTCTTTGTCTACCAAATGCGTCAGTTGATGTTGAAGGTAGAGTAACTGATACTGTTGATAATGTAGAAATTCCCAATGTTCCTGTGACTGGTAGTGGATTACTGGAACTTACGGGAGCACTATTGAGATTGAGTGATACTTGTCCAGTGGTTCCAATACCTACTGTTCCCTGAACTGTGACTGTTGAACCAATACCCGATACTGCAACTGTTGTTACGGGATTGATTACATAGAATGAAGTATTAGAAATTGAAACCGATGAACCAAAACCAGAAATATAAAAACTTGTATTTGAGATTGATACAGTATTCAGTAATGAAGAAATACCAACTGGGAGATATGAAAGATTTAGATTTACTGTTCCAACACCAACTGGAAGATATGGAACAGTTAAAATGCTACTTATTCCAACTTCTGTGATGTGAGTATGAACCGGATTTTCCGGAGTGCTTGCAACATCTACCGTTGCTCCAATACTTACATCACCATTAATTGTAATATTAGAACTTCCAAGAGATACTGGAAATGGATTTTCAAAAGAAACTGGACTGCCATCTTTTGTGGCAATCATATTAACTTCAAAAAGACTCCTTTCCTGATTTAAATAATCTTGTTCTACTTTATTCCACTGAGCCATTTATCAATCAATCCATTCTAATTTTGATGGGTGGTATCTTTGTGCGTTTTTGATGTTTAAATTCTTTTCTATAACCGGATAAATTTGATGAACAACAGCACCTGGATAATTGGATTGCAACTGTTCACCTAGTTCTCTTGGTGAAGGAACTCCGGTTTTAGTGACTAATTCTAAACGATATAAACTTCCTTGCCACATTACATCGGCAACATATTCCTCACCGACTTGTTGCGGTTGTTCTGATTGTGAGTTGATATAAAGATTTCCTGTGAAATCGCCAGCAATATTAACCGATTCTGAGATAAATTGCTTAAAAGATTTCATATCATTCCTCTTCTTGTCCTTCTTCTTGTGGGAACATATTTGCTGCCACCGCAGGTCTAAAATCATCTACCTTTTCGGATGCCTTTGCAAACAAAAGATCTTTAATTTTATCGCTGATCTGAGAAGGTGACTCATCAGATGCAATCATATCTAGAAGATCGTCCATTTTTAATTAATGTAATTCTCTTCTATTTATTAAATCTTCCCACCTCTTGGTTTGGGCATTTCTGCAGCAGAACCATCGGCAACAGTTTCATTGCCTTGAGATTCTAAATCTGGTTCCATTACTGGTTGACCCAAATCCATCTCACCTCCACCATCCATTGGCATTCCAGTATTTGGGTCAACTGGTGCATTAGGATCTGGAATTATCCCATCTTTAATTTCTTTCTCAATAATCTTATCTTGATCTATAATTTCCTGATCAGTTTGTCTAAGGATCTTTCTTCTGACATAATCCTGAGAATAATACTTACCAACATAAGGTTCTGCAGTTGCGACTAGATTTAAACGCTCTGTTAGCAACTCTGCTTCCTTGAGTTCTGAGAAGTGATTATCATACAGATAGTCATACTGAATATGCTCTTTCATTGATTCCCAATCTTCGGGAGTGATGATGTTCTTAAGAATAAGTTGAGTTCTTAGAAGATCATTGAAAAGATTGGAGAATCTCTTACGCAGACGACCAACAAACTTAGTGAACTTAAGTTCATCTCTTAGAATTTCTGAAGATCTTCCAAGATTAAATCCACCTGAAGATTCCAATCTCGATGAAGGAACGTTCAGAGACTTATATAGTTTTTGTTGGAAATAATTGATATCGGTAATTTCTCCAAGATTCTGACCGCCTGGAAGAGTGGTAATTTCAGTTCCTCTACCACCTTCTCTTCTTGGCAACCAAAAATCTTCCATCATACTCATGAACTTTTTATCATCACGAATCTCACCAGTTTGAGCATCGTAAACTAACTTATTACGATATCTCATCATAACATCACGGAGATATTGCTCTGCCTTAACTTTAGGTAGATTGCCAACATCAATATAGAAAATTCTGCGCTCAGGAGCACGAGACAATCTGTAGATCACAAGTGAATCCTCAATCATTCTTAATTGATTGAGTGCCTTGATTGCTTTATGAAGATAGGATAATGTTGATCCCTTATTTCTATCTACAAGACCTGATGTGCAATATGCGATTGAATCTCTTGAAAATTTAATTCCTTGACTATTCGACCCACCCATTGCTGCTGGGTTGCTAGTCGGATATGCCATTTTTGGATTGTAGAGGAAATACTCTTCAATCTCAGGGAACTCATAATCCATTGGATTGTCAGTATTAGCATTACCCATTCTGTATGGGTCTTTATCAGTTTTCTTTTGCTGCCTTACATATCTTACTTTGAGTGCATCAATATATCTCAGTTCTTTGATGCCTTCTTCGGGTTTCTTTAAATCTATTACTTTGTGATAATAAAGGCGTCCATCAACATACCAATTTCTATAAATTTCGTGACACTTTTTATCAAAATCTAACAATTCTAGAATATATTTGAATTCTTCTCTAATCTTTTTCTTAATATTATCACTTGCGTTCAAATTTGATAATTCAACTTCAACTGGACTATCATTAGAGTCCGAAACAATTGCTTCATTGACAATATCTTCAATGGCACTATCACATTCTGGGTGAAGTGCCATTTCACGATATCTTTTAATTAGATCATATTCTGTTCTATAAATCCCTTCAATATCTACATAAGATCCGAAAAAACCACTCGTTAAATAATGGTCAACCCCGTCCTCATTATTTTGAGGAACGGGGGACAATGTAGTTGATGATTTTTTCTCGTCAGTATCTTCAATAGAGAAACCAAATAGTTTTGCCATGAATAAAGTTTAGTATGCTTCTATTATTTATTAGCTAATTGCTACTCCAGTTTGATCGGTAGCACCACCACTATCTTGCTGAGAACCTGCAGTCCAGTAGTTAACCTGGAATTCTACGGTATACTCTTCAATTGTATCAGAAGTATCGTATGAAAGATCAATCTGAGAAATATTAGTTGGGAAAATATCGTAGAATAGATAAGTTCTAAGTGGAGTGATAGGTTGACCAGCTTTGTCACCAAAGTTGGTTGTTGATGCTTCCATTCTATTGGAACCACCTCTTCCAAGTTGGTGAACAACAGCATTAGTCATATAAGATGCTGGGTTAGTTGCACCGCTGTTGTTATCTAGTTTGCTGATTCCGTTCATCCAGATCTCAAATGCTGATCTGAGTTTGAAATCTTCGTCGTTGATAACAGTTACAGTCCAAGTATCGAAAGTTCTGTCTCCAGCAACTTTCATAATTCTCCCTCTGAAGGGAACATCAATTGGTGCAATATTTGAAGCGGGAAGAGCAGCTGCTTTGCAAAGGAAATTGAATGTTTCCTGATCCCATTCAGCGCCTCCAGCGGCAACTGGGAAATTAGGAATATCAACTTCAAATAGATTAGGTCTAGCGCCACCACCCGCTAATCTTGATTTAAACCCCGTGATAGTTCTAAGGTTAGACATTTTGAAATCCTCCTTCTGTAATTAATTTATGTTAAAAATCAAACTCTTCCAGCAACTTCTTCGAAGCTTACACCTGTGCGGGTAGCAACAAATGTTAGCGTCACAAAGTTGATAGATTTAGCAGGTTTCAGGTAGATATCTGCTCTGAATTCATTATTATCAATAATATCTGGGGTGTTATTTGTTTCATCGCAAACAACGAGGAAGTCATAGATTCCACGCTTTGCCTGAACATCACGGAGGTATGGTTCAACGATATTTACAAAGTTTGCTCTTGTGATCTGATCGTTCAATTCGAAGAGTTGTGCCTGAGCAGTTCTTTCGAGTGCTTGCTCAACAGTCAGGAACAATCTGCGAACGTTGATTCTATCAAAAGCGGAAGCATATCCGAGAGCAGTCTTGTCACCGAACAGAAGAACACCAATTCCAGGTTGATTAACAATTGAGTTAATTCTTAGTGGATAAAGTTGATCTCTCTGTGCTTTATTTGGATTATATGCAAGTTTGATTGCATTGTTCAGAATTCCTCTTTGCTGACCCGCTGGTGAGAACCAAGGATATGCGAAGATTGAAGTTCTAACACAAAGTCCAGCAACATCTGGGTTGCAAGGAATATAACGGAATCTATTATTAAATCTATCAAAAGTATACTTATATCCACTATCAAAAATAGCATATGATGAGGAAGGTAAGTAACTGAAGAATTCAATAATGTTATCAGTTTGTGTATCTGTGTTAGTAATGTCAACTACGTCTGCTCTGTGTGGAGAAAGGACTGCGATACAATCTTTTCTACCCTCGGCAATAGAAATAAGTTCTGCTGCCTTTGCTCTTGATTCATCCTTATCACCGAGACCAGGACCCATGATCAGGTAATCAACCTGAACTTCATCTCTATTTTCAAATAATCTATATGAAGTGATTAAATCTCCTAGAGTTGCGGTTAAACCTTTAGTTGCACTATAATCAACACCACCCTGGAGGTTGTATGTTTGATTACCTAAGGCACTAAAGGTCTTATCCTGTGCTGGTTCGTTCCAAAGTCCTTGTGCTGTAGTAATTGCAGCGAATTGGGCTGTTCCAGTTGTTCCTGGTGCAATCTCGGGATCAAATCCAGTTTGGACAATGTCTTCACCATTACTTTCATCTGAAGGATTATCTCCAACGTAAACATACTGAGAGAATCTTGCAAGATAATCTTTCCACCAAATTCTTTGTGGTGAATTAACTGCCGAGACTGCATCAGATGCTTTGGAAAGATTGAGATGCTTCTCTAAGAGATTTCCTCTGATTCCTGATACTGTTCCAGTGTCATCAAAAATTGCAACGTGTAGGGCATCATTTTTAGCATTTCTATCTCTTGACCACTGAGTTGTAACTGGTTTTGGTGCAATAGATCTCCAGAAAATTGATGCGTTATCTAGAGGAACTACCTGCTGATCATACCAGTCTTCTGCAGTTGCTGCTCCAATTTCTCCACTTGCTAGTGCAGTGGTTCCAATTCCAGTATAGGTAATATTCATTATATTACCTGCTTTAAATGATGTTGCCTGACTCTGAGCAGCATATTCAATGAAAACCTCAGTTGCTGCGGTTCCAACATTTCTATTGAAAGTAACTGCAGTTCCTGGGGCAGGTGAAGATGTTGTAATTGCGATGTTTGAGTCTAAAGTTACAAAGGTTGCTGCGACTGAAGTGATAGATCTTGAAGCAAATCCAGTTAAAACAACCAGATCTCCAGCTACAATACCAGAAGTAGAATCTACATAAACTCTATTCGTGGTTCCAGTTCCTATAACACTGGATGCTGTTGAAACTGTGGTTACTCTGAGCTTCGTTAGTTCTTCTACAGCATTCTCATATCTTGATACAATCTTAACATCAAATTCTGAATTTTGATCTGTAGTATCAGTTCTTACTCCAGTTACAACTGCTTTAAGGTAACCATTAACGGTTCTAGTTTTTCCTCTAGCAGAAATCTTTTGGTTTGTAAGAGGAACTGTTACACCAGCACCAATTTGAATTCCATAAGCAATCAAACTTGTAGTTTTGATGCCAATGGTTTGGTCTGCAAGATCGTCAATAAAGCAAACTTTTAAATTGTTTGCCCAAGATCCTGGATTCTTTGCTGCAAAGATATAATCAGCAACATCATCCGCATAGTTTGCATTGTAATCATCAAAATTTTTGATGAGAAGATCTGCTTGCCCAACGCCATTTCTGTTAGCATTTGCGTTGACAAGAGTGTCTCCACTTGTTCTTACAACTTTAAGGACACCACCATATGATAAGTATGAGGATGCACTCATCCAATATTCATACTGTGCGTCGGTGTTTGCTGGTTTTCCAAATACTTGAAGCAGTTCATTTTCGGTTGTGATGTCAGTTGGTTCATCAACTGGACCACGCGAGAATGGACCTGCAATTGCACCGATATTGTCGAGGACATTATCGGCTCTCCCTACGGTTAAATCAACTTCTCTAATAAGTATACCAGGAGATAATTGAGGAGTCGCCATGTTTTTCTCCTAAAACTCTCAGT